CAAGTGCCTACTGGACTTGATCGACTTGCTTATAAGCAGGACGAGAACATTAAGGAGATCTCCGGTATCGGTGACTCTCAACGCGGCTTAGATCGTGCAGACGTTGCTGCTAAAGCGATTCAGGCCAAACAAGCAGCAGGTAGTGTCAACCAGGCTAAAGTCATGTTCAATTTGGCCCGGAGCCGACAGCTTCTTGCTAAACGTGTTCTAGATTTGGTTCAGGAGTTCTATACCGAAGAACGTGTAATGAATATCACCAACGGTGGGTTGAATCCTAAAACAGAGGAATTAACTGTTAACGAGACAAGCCCCGAGGGTGAGGTCGTTAATGATTTAACTATTGGCGAGTTTACCGTAACCATCACTGATGTTCCTGCACGTGACAATTACGAAGAGTCTCAATTCGCTGAAGCTGTTCAGTTACGTGAATTGGGTATCGCGATACCCGACTCTGTTCTGGTTGAAAATAGTCACCTTGGACGCAAAGAGGAAATCGCCGCGAATCTTCTGGAAGCAGAAGGTGGTGGTGAGTCTACTGATGCTGAGAAGGAAGCTGCACAACTTGAACTTGATATCCAGAAACTGGAAGCTGAAGAGAAGAAAGTCAGCATCGAAGTTAAGAAAGCAGATGCAGCTTATACAGCTGCACGTGCGCAGAAGACTGCAGCTGAAGCACAACAAGTTGGTAGTGAAGGTAGTAATGTTATAGAGTTAGAGAAAGCACGTGATGAATTGCAAATGAAACGCGAAACAGTTGCTGCCGAACTTGCTTTAAAGAAAGAACAGCAGGATGGAGAACTCCGGTTAAAAACTCAGGAATCTCTCCACAAGCGCAGACTCGATGAAGCTGAGTCTGAAGAACGTATTGAGATTCAGAAAGAAACAGCGAAAGCTGCCAACGCTGCCAAAAAGACAGCAGGAGCAAGTAAGTAATGGGTACTTTACTAGATATGGTTTTTGGTTCTAGCGGTTCGCGAGTTGACCGTATTAATAAAGCTACTGCCGATGCCGAAGCGGGTGTTAAAGTAACTAACCCGACCTTGGGGCAACCTGGGGGCGAGGAAGCAAAAGCTGGTACTGTTGATGAGTCAGCTGCTCTGAAAAGAAAGAAGAAACGCAAGAGACAATTAGCAAGTCGCAAAACGGGAAGTTCTCTATCTCGTGATGCTGTTCGATCCATAACTTAACGAGAGGTAGTACCATGTATAAGCTTTTACAAGATTTAATTTTTGCTAAACAGTTTCGCTTTTATATAGGCGATGATGATAACGCTGCGGGAGCAGCTAACGTAGACACGGCTCTAGAGGAGGAAGGTGATGGAGAAGCGACAAACACTGACGCTGAAGACACAGGCACAGGGGAAGGTGATGAAGGCACAACCACCACATCGGAAGATGAAGGTACAGCTGAAGGCGATGGGGTCAGTGGTGAGGAAGGGGCAGGTAATGTCACCAAACCAAACTTAATGATCCCAAAGAGTCGATTCGATTCGGCTCAGTCTCGCGCACGTAGCGCGGAAGGGAAGTTAAAGGAATATGAAGCGAGGGACGCAGCTGCGCAAGCTGCTGCTCCTAAAGACACTACCGCCCAGGTAATGGACGAGCGTCTGGTTGAGATTGACCAGAAAATTGAACAGGCCCGCCTAGATGGAGATGCTGATGCAATTGTACGGCTCTCCACCGAAGCACGTGGTATTGAGCGCGAGTTGTTTACTGTCATCGCTCGCGAGGAAGCGGCTCATGCAGGCACTGCTGCACAGGAGAACGTGAAGCTCGATACGCTTATCGAGAATCTGGAAACTACTTACGATATTCTGAATCCCGATTCAGAGAATTTCGATAAGGAAGTTATTACTGAAGTTCTGGATTTGCAGAGCGCGTTTGTCGCGCGAGGCGATACCCCTTCGGTTGCCATGTTGAAAGCGGTTAGTTACGTGATTCCTGAAGAACGTGTTACTGATGAAGTTGGTGCTAAACGCACAACCAACGTCAAGAAAAATCTTGATGCTGCAAAACGTATTGCGCCTGGAACCAATGATATTGGAAACGATTCCAGTGCTGGTGGTATTACTACCGATACTCCAGATGTCTCGCAAATGTCAGAAGAAGAGTTCGATGCGCTACCTGAATCAACTCTAAAACGCTTGCGTGGTGATGCAGGATAAGTTATAAGTTAGTTCACTTCGGTTGCCCGCACGATACGCGGGCAAGTTATCGCAACACTTTACGAGTCGATTTCGGTTTTCAGCACGATAAGCTGATGGTAAGAGAAACACCTAGTTCTTTTTATTAACTTGTTAGGAGCAAAATTATGTCATTAACGAATTTTGCAGCTCTGACGAACGAGGAGCTTACCATATGGTCGAAAGATATGTGGAAGGCTGCTCGGAACTGGATGTTCTTGGAGCGTTTCACCGGAGGTTCCGGTGCGATGATCCAGAAGATCACAGAGCTGACCAAAAACGAAAAGGGAGCGCGAGCCGTTCTGACGCTTATTGCCGATCTTGAAGGTGATGGTGTTGCAGGCGATCGTACCCTGGAAGGCAACGAAGAAGCGATGAAAAGCTACGATCAGGTTATCCAACTTGATCAACTCCGTCACGCCAACCGTCACGAAGGCCGAATGGCCGATCAGAAGTCCGTTGTTACATTCCGTAGCAATTCCAAAGACGTCCTTGCCTACTGGCTTGCCGACCGAATGGATCAACTATCGTTTCTTACCCTGTCAGGTATTTCATATACCTACACCAACAAGGGTGTGTTGCGTATTGGTTCCGACCTGGCTAGCCTCGAGTATGCATCCGATGTAGTTGTACCTTCCGCAAACCGCGAGGTTCGTTGGGATGGTGCAAACAAACTGCTGAAAGATGCTGTGTCAGGTAACAACCTGACAGCTGATGTCGTGGCTACTGATACCCCCTCATGGAATATGCTCGTTGAAGCAAAAGCATATGCGGTTGATAACTTCATCCGTCCCATTCGTGGGGAAGCTGGTACAGAGATGTACAATGTCTTTATGACTCCGCAGAGTATCGCGAAGCTCAAACTGGACAGCGACTTTCTGGCAGCTTGGCGATCAGCCATGCCACGTTCTGGCAACAACCCGTTGTTCAAAAGTGTCGAGGTCATCTACGTTGATAACCTTGCTATCTATGAATATCGCCATGTATACAACACTAAGAACGCTGCTGGCGGCTCGAAGTGGGGTTCTGGTGGTAACGTCGATGGTACACGCATTCTTATGTGTGGCGCTCAAGCGATGGGCTATGCCGATATTGGCGATCCGTACTGGGTAGAGAAAGGCTACGATTACGACAACCAGCAAGGTATTTCGGTTGGCAAGATCTGTGGTCTGTTGAAACCTCAGTTTCATTCACTGGTTACTGGCAGCACTGAAGATTTCGGTGTGTTGTCAATTAACTGCGCACTTTAAGGAGGTCAGGAAACAATGAGTCTTTCAAAAGTTCCAGGCCGACAGTGGCCTTTAGTTGCCCTACTGGAAGTTTCCTTTGCCGATGTAATCGGTGAATCGGGAAATGCTTTAGGTGCAATCGATTTGCCTGGTGGTGCTACCTGCTTAGGTGGCCTGCTGAGCATTCAGGAAGCGTTTAACAGTGCAACGTCTGATTCGTTTGAAGTAGCGGGAGCAGTTTCTCTCGGTGCTACGAATGGTCAATCGGTCGCTGCAACTTCCCTTGTCGTGGATGGTTTAACTACCACCGCCCCCGAAACTGTTACTTTGCAGTGGACGGGTGTTGGTGCTGTACCAACTACAGGTAAGGCGCTGTTGCAAGTACTGTACGTTATCAACGCACGTGCTACTGAAGCACAGCCTGTTCGAGACTAGCTACTCGTTAGCTAACTAGATGGTGGGGGCGAAAGCCTCCACCACTTTTCAAATTCAGAGAGGATGAGGAAATGGCAAACTTTAAGATGGATCGCGATTTCAAAGTCGCTGCACTTGGACATTCAATTCAATTCAAAAAGGGCGTAGAGACACACGTACCGCCTGCTTTACACCAAGAGGCTATGAAGTTCGGGGCCGTCCCTTGTGATGCCGATGCTGATCTCGGTATGCCCAAGCAATTCAAAAAACCTGTGATCCCCGTTGATGGTGATCGCATGGAAGCTATTATCAAGGCGTGTGCCTATTTGCAGGATAAAAATGCAAAGGGCGATTTCGGCGCGAATGGTTTACCCAAGGTCGGTTCAATCAAAGCGATTGTCGATTTTGTTGTTTCTGGTAAAGAACGCGACGAAGCCTGGGTTTCTATGAAGAAAGCACAAGCAGCTGAAGCAAACCCTACGAATGAGAACCAGTGATCTAGAAGATCTGTTCCGTCTTGACGTCGATGACTGCGACGAAGACGATCCCCTGTGGACTACTCTTGAGGTCTACCATTATATGGATGATGCTCAAAAGCAGTTTGCGAGGGATACTGATTACTTCAGTGATGCCTCTACTCTTGAGATAGTAGAATCTGCCATCACTGCGGGGGATCCATTCGTAACCCTCGACCCTCGTGTTATTAAATTACGCCATGCCAGGCTAAAGGCAGCTGGCACTAAAATCTATCCTTCTACATATGATGCGATGGATGAACAAATGACTACCCCTAACGATTACGATTCCCCTTGGGGTCGTAGCGGTGGTGTCTGGTGGTTAAACTCAGTGGGCAAACCCCGCTTCGCTGTTACGGATATGGAGGACGGTAAATACCGCCTCGCTCCGATTCCGCAAGATGATGACATTCTTGCGATGGGTGTCTATCGACTCCCTCTTGAAGATATCACCGACAGCACTCCCGATTTAGAAATACGTGAAGAAGAATACCAGAGAGGATTACTGCACTGGATGAAGTATAAGGCATATGGGAAAAACGATGCCGATACTTATAGTGACCGATTGATGAAAATGGCGCTCGCCAACCATGAGGAGTTTATCCGCAAGGTTAAAGGCTATCTGCGCAGGATTCGTTTCTCGTCCACGCCAGGAACGGTTAGATACGGGGGCCTGTAATGGCAAGGGAACGCCCGACAATTTCTATCGATAAGTTTGTAGGATTACATACTACTGACGACTCTTATGAGGTCGGCCTTGATGGTTTAGTCACAGCGACTAACGTCGATATCACTCGTAAACACAAAGTAGTTCGTCGAAAAGGTTTCAATCAAAAGCTCGCAGCAACCCCTTCCGCAGCCTGGTCGAATGATCGTACAATGTTGTACCAGCAAGGTACTGATTTATATAGTGTTGATTTTAACTATATAGCAACTCAGATAAGAAGTGGCCTCTCCCCTTCAGCCACACTGGTCGGGTATCAGATTGGTAAGCTAGTTTACTGGTCTAATGGAATTGACACTGGTGTTATCGAGGATGGATATAACCGATCGCTCGGGCTTACCCCTCCTCCTGTTGCAGAACTTACTCCTCTATCCGCGGGTTCCCTACCGAAAGGTACTTATCAGGTAGTCGCCACCTTTGTACGTGCTGATGGATTCGAGTCCGGGGCTACAATCCCTGCCCCTAAAATTACGGTTAGTGATAATTACAACTCGGTTATTGTAACCGGACTAACTTCCCTTGATGCTTCTGTTGTCGCTGTGAATTATTACATTACAAAGGATAATGGAAGTATCTTTTTCTTTGCTGGAGCAAAGGCGCCAGGTGTAAATATAACAATTTCCCAACCTGCAGATCAATTCTCGCGGCCTTTAAAAGATTTACATGGGGATGCTCCGTATCCTTTTATCTGCATTGATCACTTCAATGGGCGCACTATCTATGCTTCTGGAAATTTTCTGTTCTTCTCTGATCCAGT